GATAAAGGGACTTGTGTCCTAAAAAGTTGATGCGTACTTTGATTGTACGCGACGAATGTATTGGTCGTATCATCCGTGCCGACACCAGCAAATTCGGACGCTAATTCGAGTGGAGTGATGTACACACCGCTCGCACTGGTCGCATCTATTTTCTCTTCACTCGCATTGAATACGATCGAGTTTTCCGCCTGATCTTCTCGACAGTTCTTACCGAACCGAAGTTTCGTGGCACCACCGATAGTACTCAAGTTCTTCGGCATTAATATAGTATCGCATTTTAATTCGCGTACATGAGCCCTGCCATACCGTTATTCACCCTGAGAATGTTATAGTTTACACCATATATGGGGTCGATTAACGGTTTCGTCTCACTGTGTATCTTAACCGAATCTAAACGACTGAAGTTGAGTGAACCCGAAGGTTGAAGCGAACTCGTGTTTAGACAGAAACAGTGAAGAAAGAAATCGGGTGACGTCACGAAGTTTGTATGGTAATAACTCATGATATCGACATAATGCGGTTTCGCGAATTTATACGCCCCTATATCAGTGCCATTGATACTCATCTTAATCTTATTATCAATCGATGTGAGTGTACTTTCTGAGTTTGTATTGGAGCATGCGATATACTTGACCGGGTGATTGAACATGAGCTCTTGTACGAGTTCACCGGATGGGATGTTTTTCTGTACCTGTGTGATGAGAATATCATGTTTACGTGAAGTCATCATACCCCGCTCTTCGTTATCGAGATAGTAATAGTTTGCATACGCTTCTACGTTATAATCACTCGCTTCGGGACCCCAATAAATTCTCAAATCGACTGTATGGTACTGTAAAGCTACAAGTGGAATAGCGGACTGGGGACCTTCACAAAAAAAGAAACGAAGTGGGTAGAAATACGACCGGGCGCTCGCACCTGGGTGTGTACCGTTAGAACTTTTAGTAACATTTTGTGCATATGTATCGATAGCAATCTTCTCAGTGAAATCGTGATCCTGGATATCGATAATCTGCCCACCGATGAGAAGCTCAACCTTATCAATCACCCTACCCCAATCCTGAATATCCACAGAGTTAGTGTTATTATCGAGTGTAAAGTATGTATACCCGAGTAAATCACCGTTTCGTTCGAACCGGATAGATGACATGGAATTATTTTTCACAGCCCCTTGTATTGTTTGTTTCTCTAGAGACTGTGAAAAGTTAGAGTGTCTTTTGAACGTCGACGTGAAAAAAGAAATTTCAGGGTCTCCGATAATATGTTCATCTTGAGCGCCGACCGCTATGAGCTGTACGATTCCGGATGACATACTTATTATAATAATGGTATTTTTTAAATTGTATACACGTAACGCCCTGAAACGATCACATCAAGTTCTTTTTCTTGCATATGAAACGGAAAATCATTACAGAGTTACTAATCTCAGCCGTTGCACCAGTTTCTCTATCAATGTTAAACGTCAGACGACTAATTCGACGAATGGGATTATGGTAATTCTGTATAATCGGGTACTCATCTTTAAATGTTATGACAGTGTTAACCGGTGATGCATCTCCATAAGGTTCCTGAGCCACACACGGACCAATAACTGTTCCAAAAATACCATTAAGATGATTATTAGCATCTACTATGATATCCGATGAAGGATCACTTGCGAAGTTCACTTCTGCCTGCCCTCTCTGTGAAAAGTGTGTACGAAGCTCTTCGATACCTATATGTAAAGCTCGTTGGGACCTACCACTACCGCTATTTGCTGTCCGAAATGTGGCAGCTAACAAACGAGCCTGAACTACGTTTTCTAAGGGAGTAGGTAAATGCATAACAAAATCGGTGTCAGTATTTGTTGTCTGACTTTTATAATTGAATATATTGTCGATAACGACTGTGTGATATTCATGTTCAAAGTCGGGGATGGTCGGCTGAGGCGCTGTAACGAGAGCCATTTATAATACACACAGAAATTATCCACTTAAAAATTCGGTATAAATTTAACTGGAAATGGAGTGTGTTGGCTATATTTCTAATCTACGATTTTGTAGTTCGCGTGGTCGCGGACGAGTTTCTGACCACCGCACACACCACCGAGGCTCGTGGAGTATACGCTGTCATTCAGGCATTCCGCACTGCTTTTAAGACCAGTGAGGGGTTCCTCCGATACAGGCTGGATCTTGATAGATTTGGGCTGGTACATACTCACCGTACCTTTCGATAATGCAGCGATAATCAAAATTAATATGATCGTGATAGCGATAGCTTTGAGTGTCGACCGATTAGTTTTATCGAGTTTCATGTACTATGTACTGACATTTTTTTATTAAGTGCGTTAAAGAGAAAAGATTAGTTTCATTATACAGAGTAATGGACGGTGAAATTATTCTGGACAGAGGGGATACCTCTGTCATGAAGTTAAGTGATAACGAACAAGCCATGATGGATGAAATACAATTGGATTTTACACGACCACGGACAGTCGCACCACCTGCCATACAAAGAATGCAAGGTCGCGAACCTCAACCTGCGGCAGGGTTTCAAGAAGATGTTGACGCATTCGCGAATCCAGTGAAGCAAAATATTCCAGCACCCCCTCGGATGGAAGAGCCTGTTGATCACGGAGAATACGTAGATGAAACTCCGTATGATAACGGTCCTAGTATGGACTATGGTCCGATGGAACCACCTGAAGATACACCTTCACCTGGTTATAAGACGATTGATGAGGAGAAGTCTGACCTCGTAAACAAGCTCGGGCGATTAGAGAAGCGGGGGTTTAACGTGAACAAGCGTCTGAATGCGTATTCACCCGTGGACGAACTCCGAACAGAAGTGAAGCGCATTACGTACAGTATCGAGGTTGATAAATCGGTTAAATTCTCTCGACGTATGTTGATTGCGTGTGTCACTGGCTTAGAGTTCTTGAACAAGCGGTATAACCCATTCGATATTCAACTCGAAGGTTGGTCTGAAAATGTCATGGAGACGCAAGATGATTACGATGAAGTGTTTGAAGAACTTTTTGTGAAGTACCGCACGAAGATGAATATCGCACCCGAAGTCAAGCTCATCATGATGCTTGGTGGAAGTGCGATGATGTTCCATCTCACGAACAGTATGTTCAAACAGGTCATGCCAAATATGAATGATGTTATGAAACAGAACCCTGATTTGGTAAACAATATGATGAGTGCGGTTCAAAATACCATGGCCAATGGTAACCAGACACCCCCTCCGGCGTCCAATGGTGAAAAATATGAGATGAAGGGACCCGGTCTTGACATTTCCAGTCTGATGGGAGGTATCATGATGCCCCCAACACCACCCATGAACACGACACCCATACAGAAACCCGTCGAGTATACCCCCGATGTTCCCGATGATGGTGACGATATTTCTGACATTGTGTCAGAAGGTGGGGCTGTCGATGAAGGGGATGATGAAGTAAAGGAGGTTAAAATGCCAGCGGCGAAGGCTAAGCGTGGACGTAAGAAGAAGGTTGAAATTAATTTGTGAACATAGAGTATAAATGATAGGGTATGCCCCTATAGATTTCGATGACCCACTCGAAATCCCTACGAATTTCCGAAAGCGGGAAGTCGTGGATGAAAATTTCGAAAAAGTACCAGAGAAGAAGGTTGTGAAGGCTCAGCCCGTAATCGATGAAACCACGGAATGCAACTATGTTGTCATGTTTTTCATCGTCGGGGTTCTCGCACTCGCTGCGATGGACTCTGTTAAGAAGTAAGTATCATGAATGTACCGCGTGACAACATCACGTGTTACATTTTAGTATCTACCCTGTAAGATTTGACCAAGTTCCATTAGCATTTCTTTTGAATACGTGTCCAGCCCCCCCGCGTATAGAGTTGACATATTCGCGAGGAGCTGACGCAACAGCCCTGTCCCCGTCAATGGAAACACTTCTCCCAAAATAATCACCTGAGCCTATGTTAGGAGAGATAAGTTTCGTCTCTTGCGACCAAGATGATCCAGACCTTTTGAAAATATACGCAGCCCCCCCACCCGATATCCCATTTGGATCTGCGCTACTAGCTCCTACGATAGCATAACCTGTAGAGGAAATGGCAACACTTTCGCCAAAGATATCACTCGCGGCTTTATCGTTAGCAACAAGTTTTGCTTGTTGTGACCAGGTTGTTCCAGACCTCACGAATACATACGCCGCCCCGGCGTTGTTTACCCCATTTGGATCTGCGAAACCAGCTCCTACGATAGCAAAGCCCCCTGAAATGGAAACATTCCTCCCGAACTGGTCACTCGTGGCTTTATCGCTAGAGACAAGTTTTGCCTGTTGTGGCCAAAGTGTTCCAGACCTCACGAATATATACGCAGACCCTGCATTACTGACTCCACTCGGATCTTCACGGTATGCTCCTACGATGACATAATCCCCAGAAATTGAAACACCAGACCCGAAAGAGTCGTACCTGGCTTTATCACTAGCAACGAGTTTTGCCTGTTGATACCAGTATGATCCAGACCTTGCGAATATATACGCAGCCCCCGCAGCCGATAGTCCATTTGGATCCGCGCTACTAGCTCCTATGATAGCGTGGGTCGGTGAAATGGAAACACTACCCCCGAAATAGTCGTACGCGGCTTTATCACTAGCAACAATTTTCATCTGTTGTGACCAATTTGTTCCAGACCTTACGAATATATACGCAGCCCCGGCGTTGTTTACTCCACCTGGATGTGCGCTCCTAGCTCCTATTATAGCATAGTCTCCTGAAATGGAAACACTTGTCCCAAAATAATCACCCGCAGTTGAATCGGAAGGGATAAGTATCGCCCGTTGTACCCAAGATGTTGGTGTCCTTTCAAATATGTACGCAGCCCCCGCACTCGATCTTCCCCCTGGATCTGCGAATTCAGCCCCTGCGATAGCATAGTTCCCAGAAATTGAAATTGATGAACCTAATTGATCATTGTCTATAGGAGACGAGGCGCGGAGATGAGCAGGATACACAGTGGGTGGTGTGTTGCCTATACTTTTGTTTAAAAAATCAAGAAATCGGATAGTCCCTGATGCAGGTGATGATGTACCATCTGTAAAATTTGTACCTCGTAATTCTGTCAAACCGTGTGGCAATGATTTACCAGCAGATACCGATAGAGCACTTAAACTTATTGGATATCCGGACATTATACATTATCTCGAGAAGATTTAAGTTCATCTATTTCACGTTTTAATTCTTTTATAGATTCTATTATCAAACCTGCCATGTTTCCATATGCGAGCGTATACACCGTATCCTCGGAACCTCTTACAACCTCTGGAAGAACTTCTTTTACTTCCTGTGCCATACACCCAGATGAAGCCTGATTGTTATGCGTGTATATGTATCCATTGATCTTAATTAATTTATCTAAAGCGCCCTCTATTCTTTTGATATCAGATTTTAGACGTCTATCAGAAGTTACGACCATGTCTGTTGTAGCAGTTGCGGTCCCATTGATATATAAATTCCCAACTTGTAATCCTGCGTAGTTTCCGGACATATTTCCCTGTCCACTAGCCCCACCGTATAAACGTAACCAACCATCGTTCGCTGGTGAAAATGTATAATAATCTCCATCGGATGGCATACCATGTGATCCTCCATTCCACGTATTTGTACTCGCAGAAGTGAGGCGTAGACCGGCATATTTCGTTGATGTCGTACTCCCCGATCGTATGTTGGTGAGGAACCTGGGGGGGAAACTACTGTTATTTGTAAGTCCCGGGTCTTGACTAGTGATCGTGATGATCGGTTTCTCAGAATACTTTTGAGCGTCATAGTACGCATTCGACGGTTGTAGATGAAACTCTATTTTAGGTGCTTTCAAACGTAATCGGTCGCCGTATAAAAACCTATCATTTGACATAGTATCAGTCCATGCCGCCGTAGAAGACCCATGGGGAACACCCGTACCCCCATCACTATCAGCCCCATACCACTTCGATATGAGTATTTCAGAATCGCGGTCATTGGTAGTACCGAGATGTACCACTTCCATGGTTGATGCGTTAACTAAGTTATCACCTTTCGTACCACCGAATAGAATTCGTTTCGTATTCGTATTATTCGTCGTAGACCCTATGACAATCTCATCAGCTTTAACATACCCTTCAAATAACGAATTACCTCTAAACACACTCGTTAGGGGGTATTCATATACATACACGTAACCCGTTCTAGTATTGAAAGGACCAGGCCCCCCCGGAGCACCAGTTATGACGCGGTCACCACTTTTTGTAGCGACTGAAAATCCCTGTAATTCCCCCGAAGTCTTAGGACCAATATCTTTTATTTCACTCACGCGGTACCATTCCGAACCCGAATAATCATACGCTAAAAACATATTTCTCTTATCGTACATGGTCGCAAATAGTCGCGACCCATCGGTCCCCATGGCTAAAGCATAGCCGTGTTGACTCTGTATGAACGTATTTAAATTTGGCCGTAGACTTTCAACCCAGTTTGCTTCACCTGTATCGTATTCATAATATAGAATTCTTCCGGAATGCGAATCCGTGAACGATCCATCGAAAAAACCTGGTGCTGTCGCAGAGATACGAGTTCCATCAGGTGATATCTGAACAGCTGACCCAAACCCTCCAAACGCATTACCTTGGTAGTCACTCCAATTTCCTATATGATTACTACTTACATTGGGACCTTTAATCGTTCCCGCACCACCGTTCCCACTGCTGGTACTCGTAGTACCGCCCACTGTCGTGACACCAGTTGTCCAGTTTCCATTTTCTGGACAACGTTTTATTCGAACGTATCCAACCTGGTATTGGGGGTATCTTAATACATAATAGCTATACCCGGGACGTTGCCCCCCATAAAACGGGTGATTGCTATATTGGGTACCCGTGTAACCAAAGCTCAGGTCAATATTAGTACTATATGCGATATTGTTATATGTACCACCACCACTATGGTCACTCGATGGGTAACTTTCTTTTCTCGTACCGGGCATACCAGCGATATAATGTCTACCGAACGCAGCCATGTGAACGGAATGTCCATACCGATTAAACGAATTGTTTAATCGTACGTATGAACTGGTAGAAATAGGAACGTGATTATATATATTCGATCCATCGTCGGTGTGTGAGAGGGTAAACCCGTTGGCCCCGTTAGCTGTTTTTTCATACACGTATACAACACCCGAACCATAATCGGGTGCGCTCGCTACGAATTTAAGCCCCCTGTCAGCCGCGATAGAAACCGCATACCCAAAACTCGGACTTCCTGATCGGTGTATCGTTTGTGTTAATGAGAACCCTGAACCAGTATCATCGTAAACGTATACCCGATTAACATTCGGTGCACCTACGAGTATCCGTGTACCCGCATAATTCATGGAAACGGAGTGTCCGAATTTACCAGCTGCTTCAGGTCCATTGATATAACTACCGTATTGAACCCATGACCCATTAACAAGATTCCATATACCTATATAGCCACGGTAACTACTGTATTCGATACCACTCGCAACGATACGGTCACCGGTGAAATTCATATCTACTGAATACCCGAATTGCGAGGCAGTACTTCTACCGCTAATAGTTGACCCGACCTGTGCCATTAATTAAAAATGATATATTAATTTCCATCATAAAACGTTCGGCGTGTACCCGGCATCGTTACCATCTTGAGGTACTTGATTGGTCACCCGAACATCTTTAATGAAAAGTGCGTTACAATTCACCTGATACGTCTCTAATAGGTCAACCGCACGTAAAGTTCTTGAAACGTATACATCTCCCGTGACAGTAAGCTTATCATCGGCCGCGTCGTTAACCGCTACATTCGCCCCCACCTGTAGTGTTTGCGTGGTCAAAGCTTCTACATTCGAAATACCGACAGGTCCATTGGTATAATAAGCTTTCGTACCGTCGGTTAAAAAAGCACCACCACCGAATGGGTTTCCACCTTGTGTGAGGTTACCTGTAAAATTGACATCCCCCGTAACATCCAACGTGTACCCGGGTGTAGTCGTCGCAATTCCAACCCGGTTATTCACCGAATCGATTTTGAGTGTGTTCGTATCAAACGTAGCATCCCCTGTGAACGCTGGTGCGTTTGAAAGAACGACACTCCCCGTTCCCGTACTCGTAGCGACACCAGTCCCGCCACGGGCGACTGGAAGTATACCAGTCGTGATTTTACTTGTATCTAAATTAGCGAGTGTCGTTACTAACGTGGAATTTTGATTTCCGTCAATCAAACTGGATGTTCCCGTAACCGCACCGGATACAGTCAGAGTTCTTCCGGTACTCCATCTATCCGAACTCTGTGCGTTCCCCTGTAAAGACCCTATGAATGTTGTGGCTGTCACGGTTCCCCCGAAAACATCGAGGGCTGTCGCTGGGGTCAATGTCCCGATCCCAACCCTGTTATTGACAGAGTCGACGAAAAGAGTTTTCGTATCGACCGCAACATTACCAGTCGAATAAGAAATATCATTCCCCGAAGTTACCCACGGTGAAGTTCCACTACCACCACCGCCGCCACTAAAAGGAGCTCCGTTTTGTGTGATGGTTTGAAAATCGATGTTCCCTGCGATTGTCACGTCTGTAGAAACGTATGCGTTCCCGACAACGTGTAAATTGGATGTCGGTCCATTGACATCGACACCAATTCCCAAACTGGATATGACATTATCCAAGACTATGTTTGACGAGGCACCGACGAACGTAGTTTTATTCGCTCCCCGAAAGTTTAGGATACCATTCGCAGCCATGTCTACTATGTAGAAGGTTTTTTCTTACAAAGTGGGAGGCACCTTGGAGGAAAATTTTTAATAGGTACCTAAGAAGTGTCCACCGAACGTCGCTGAACTGAGAGAGGTGGTGGGGTTGTCAGCACGGGGAAATATACCTTCATCTTTTGCCAATTTGACTATAGTAGAGCTCATAGTAGATCTACGACCACCACCGTCAGCAGGTGATATCCACATCTCAAAACTTTCCCACTGATCTTCGTTCCCATTGGTTCTCTTAATGTACCACTGGATCTCCTGTTGCGCGGTACTCGAATCATTAAGTCTCACTTTACACGATACGTGGTATATCCCGTCTAAGGGTGCGAAATATGTACCTTGATTATTGCTTGCTCCACCAGATGAACGAAATCCATTCGACGAAGCTGTCCCAGCTGGGGTATAATCAAACTCTGTAGTTATTGTTGAATTAGAATCGGATAATATACCATTATTTGCTACAATCTGTCCACCAGAAGCCCTCGCATAAAACGCAAACGCTCTATGTCTCATAGTCCCCGAACACGTGAGATCACCAGCGACATCTAGGGTGTAGTTGGGTGTAGACGTTCCGATGCCGACATTTCCCGTGTTGGTGATTCGCATCTTCTCCGTTAAACTGCCATCGGAAGATGCAGTCTTAAAATACATGTGAGCAGAATGGGCTCTAGCTATATCTAGAGACTGACTGTAATCGTTTAGTGCATTTCCAGCCTGATAGTCTTGACCGATCGCAAATCCCGTAAAATCTTCTGTGTTATCAGCCTTAAATCTTGTTGAAGAGAAAACGTCTCCGGATAAGTATGGAGATGTAGTAGAATTCATTGCAGGACTATTTACATAAATATTGAATCCATAATTATAATAAGAAGCGGTAACATAAAAATATTCGGTATCAGTATTCGGGGGTGATACTTTTAAACCACCTGCAGTTGTATATATAGCGTTTTTTGAATAAATTACATTTATCGTAGGACCAGTTATTGCACTGCCACTATCAAAGGTTCCCGAAGTAGGACGAGACCAAGCATTTTCGTAAGATGTGGTAGTTCTTTCTGGTCTCACAAGAAATCCACCGTATACATCAAGTGTTTCGATGGGGGACGAGGTCCCTACACCAACTTTACCAGTCGTGTAGGAAATATCATTCCCCGATGTTACCCATGGAGATGAACCACTACCTCCTCCACCGAATGATTGTACGACACCACCCTTGCGAATTTCACCAGTGAAATTGATATCTCCCGTGACATCTAGGGTGTAGTTGGGTGATGTCTGATTAATACCGACATTTCCCGCAGATGTAATCGTCATGCGCTCGATGGCATTGGTCCACCCGTCTACCGTACCTGTATGAAATGCTATACCACCACCACTGCTAACTGAATTCCATAAATTGAGACGATTGCTTGTCATTCCTATAGCACTTTCTTGAATGGCACCATCCTGCCAAAATTCTATCCGGGGGTTGTCACCCTCGTCATTGTTATCTGTATCGGCTTGAAGAATTAAACGACAGTCGCCGGCAGTGCCTGATGATACATGTAAAGGTCCTTGTGGACTGTTTGTTCCGATACCTACACGGCCATTCAGGGGTATGTAGTTAAAACCACCCCCTTTACCAATCCATCCACCGACATCTGAGTATATAGAAAAATAGTTTCCAGCACCTGAACCATTTCCATCATATTCAAGTATAATGTTAGCATCCCCCGCATCTTCATCTAGTTTTATACCTGCTCGATTCGATGTATCACCCACAACTTTTAAAAACGCACCATTCGTATCGTTTGAACTCAAATGTAATATTTCATCGGGAGACGACGTTCCGATACCAACGTTCGCATTAACGCGGGTTACTGTATCACCCGTTTGAACGTTGAGTGCATTGATAGTTATGTTACGTACGCGATCCTCAGCTTGTACACCACCACTTTGCCCCGTAATTGCGACATACGTGGGTGTGTTGTAAAGCGCTGCATACGTCGTACCGAAATCATGTGTAGTTGCGTTGAGGGTTGTTCCGCTAGAATTCCTAATAGTAGAGGTTAGCACACCATTATTAAACGTAACGGTCACAGGCATCCACCCGCTCATCTGTAAACTCACGGATTGCTGCGAAACCCTGGTCGCCGTGTGATCGTATAACTCCACAAAATCGGTATTATAATACTCCCAGCGCATATACGCTCCCCCGTGACCATTCGTTCCAGTCGCACTAGCATTGGTAGTAATTGGGTTAGTCGCATAGAACACGAAACGCATATCGTCGGCACCACCATAATTTATAGGTAAAATGTAAATTTCAAATGTAGCTTCCCAGTTATTAGTTAACGTCGTTTGCCAATAGGCAGAACCCATACGGGTCGTACCCGCCTGGGTCAGACGAATGTATCCGTTTGTCGTGTCACGAATCGCTGTATTATTTACATTACCACTCAGCGTACCTGTGAAAGTCGTACTAGGGGCCTGGTCATCAAACACCAGCTGTTGCGTACCACTAGCAGTTCCAGCCGTATACGTCCATGGAGATGAACCACTACCTCCACCACCGTATGCCGAACCATTTTGTGTGAGGTTACCTGTAAAATTGATATCTCCTGTGACATCTAGTGTGTACCCAGGTGCAGACGTTCCGATCCCAACATTACCAGACGGGTCAATAACCATCTGGGGTGTATTATTTTCGTAATTATCGCGTCCAGAATAAAATAAAAGGTCCATGCTACCATTAGTAGAATTTCCCCTACCAGCCATACCAACATAATGCGGCTCTGAACCATCTGTATCCATATTTTTAATTAAAAATGCACCATTAAATTGACCATTTGCATTAGTCGTATCACTCGAAGCGGCCATAAACTCGAACCCCGATGCATCACGACCTTCAAGAACTCTACCTCCATGAACAGATGCCATGGTTTGTGGTAACGGATTGGGTGTACTCCACGAACCTATTCCAACGTTACCCAGATAATTGATACACATCTTTGTTTGACCCAGTTCGACATTACCATTATCAGCGACGCTATCAACGCAAAAATGTAAACCATGTCTACCCCAACTTTGTGTACCGCCATATTGTGTCCAGGGTGCTGAAACGATCGCCGTCTTAGACTGATACATTGAACCGGATTGAGATATTCCCCCGAAGTATATACTACGAGTTACCGAATTTTGGGGGAACGAACCGGAATTAGCATTCGAACCCGACGGAATATGTACATTTCCATCGACGGTTAACGGCTTAGAAGGTGTAGATGTCCCGATCCCAAGTTGGCCGCCAGCGAGTAGACGCATTCTTTCATTATCAGAACCAGCCTTGAATAGAAGATGATTACCACCCGTGGAATGAATACCAGCTCTTAAAGCACCGGTACTTGTGTGAAACGTGTATCCACCAACCCCATTGTGGTTAATACCAACACTACCGTTTACCTCCAAGGTTTGTAACGGAGTCGCCGTTCCGATACCGACGTTACCTGTGGTGACCAGCCCTGTCGTAGGGTTAGTGAATTCTATAACGTGCGGTGTGACGTTACCGGTAGCCGTGATAGCCGAGAGTTCGTGTAGTGCCTCGACGAGAACATTTCCCATCGTTAGAGTACCACCCAATCCGAGGTCTGTGCTGACGAATGCGTTTCCAGTAACATGAAGATTGGCGTCGGGTGATGTCGTTCCGATACCAACATGACCTAACGAATAGGAGATATCATCTCCCGAGGTTATCCATTGACTGGTACTGGTACCCCATTCGGGAATACCCGATGCCGAAACTTTAAGGACGTCACCGGTCGTCCCACTGATGACGAGGTTTTCGGCTGATACGGCCGCGTCCGCGTAAATGATATCCCCGGGTGTTTCTAGTATATCACTCAGATCAGTACCATTTCCTCTGTATTTCTGTGTGGCCCTTCCAGTCGAACACCGGGTCATCTTATATATGTATGAGACATTTTCCAACCGAAAATGCGTCCGGTTTTGGTTTTTCTGACGTATATCCCGAAATGTTAAACCCACCCTGTTTGTATACCCTGAGACGTTTGTTGTACATGGCAAAAAATACGGACCATTGATCTACCACGTCGTAGATACGCGGATTATTCTTCTTACCGGTAGTCTCGCGCATGATGCGCCCGATAGACTGAATGATATCAGACTTTGGGGTTGCGAGAATGACTGTGTCGAGAGTGGGAATATCTAACCCTTCGTGGGCCTGACTGAACGTCGCAAAAATGATCTGTTTTTTACTAGATGCTGCGAGATCTGCTTCTTTCATGCCACCCATATACAAACCCGATGTCGTCTTAAACTTTTCATGAAGATATTCACAATGGAACCTTCGGTCACTGAGAACTAAAATTTGTCGAGTTGTTTTTGAAAGATCCTTAATCGTTGACAGAATGAGACGGTTTCTTTCGGGTATCTCTGTAACTTCTGTAACCATGGTCGCTAAGGATAATTTCCCGAAACGTGTACATGGTGGAGGATCCTCGTACCGATCACATTTAAACTCAAGAGGGAAAACATCCACCTGTTCCTGGTTTTCTCGTTCAACTGAGAAGAATGTGGGACCCATAAACCAGTGTAACACTTTCGTGAGCCCATCCTTTCTGTTAGGTGTTGCTGATAATCCGTAAATGTGTTTCGGACACATTTTGAAGAGTGATTGTGAAAACACTTTCGCACATATGTGATGGGCCTCATCCACGATGAGCGTTCCTATACTGTCAAAGTCCCCGAACGAATACTCTTTTAGGGATAAGGATTGAAGCATGGCAATTACAAAATCACATTTTGTTTCTTTTTTATTCTGTTGAACCATTCCGATAGTCGCTCCCGGACAAAACTGTTGAATACGTTCCTTCCATTGATTCGCCAAAAATTCTTTGTGTACGACAATCATCGTGCGATAACCGAGCTTACACGCTATGGCCAGGGATACGGTCGTCTTCCCGAACCCACATGGCAATGAAAGAACACCGTGACCAGCTTCGATAGCTTTGGAGAGTGCAGTATTCTGAAACGTTTCATCACGTAACTTTCCATTGAACTTTATTTTAATCTTAGCGGGATCGGGTCTGTTATCTTCTTTGGGTGTTCCGAATTTTTGTTCGCCGTAAAATCTCGGTACACATAATCCAGATTTCGATTTTCGAAATACCTTAAACGAAGGTGGTGCCTGACCGAAATCTGCATTAACGATTGGACGAACCGTTAATTCCTTTTTAACTTCAGGTGTATCAACTGTAATATATCCTGTTCGGGTAAGTTTCATACTGTATTCGCGTGTACTAACTTTATGTAAGACAATTTCCACGAATACCCACTATACTCGCCTACGTTCCAACACCCCGTGAAATCCGTGTCAACTTCGACGTCATCACCCTTGTTAAGAGATTGGACGGGTGCACCTTCATATTTACACATCACACGTCTATATCTAAACGGAACCTTGACAGTCAAAACATTCCCTTCGAGGGGGTTATCTACGTGTCGCGTGGTAAGTACTTTCCGTGCATGAAAATATTCTACGCGTCGGGCGGTCGCATCCGGTACGGTGAGACGGATATATTTTTTGTCATTGTATTCATACATCGGTGTGTGAACAGTTGCATTGAAGTGAAGTGGCATACGTAATGTATACGTTGTATTTTTTATACTCGTATATTACAATGGCGCTATGTTTGGGAATAAATTTATCAGCGCCAGCTTCCAGGAAAGTAAAAACCTGGAAGTTCGCGGGTAAGTTTCTATGGAAAAATGCCACTGTACAGAATAAATCAGAACTTGGTCGATGGACAAAGGATGAACTCCTCGAACTCGGACCGACATTTGTAAAATTAGGACAAATCGCTTCGACGAGAGCGGATCTATACCCACCCGAATTTACGAGAGAGTTGGAAACGCTTCAGGATAATGTTCCTCCCGTGGAATTCGATACCAGTGTAAATTATGACATTTTCAAAGAATT